CCCCCCCCCCCCCCCCCCCCGCCGCGGCGGGGGCCGCCCGCGGGGGGCGTGGGGGCGGGGGGGGTCGGGGGCTGGGGATGCTTGTTGGAATCGGTCAAGGCCAGCTCGTAGAGTTCTCGGAGCTTGTCAGTTATACGGCCTTCCCAGTTGGGGATCCGCGTTACCCACCGGCTACGCTTAGCCAGAGGGTACCAGCGGTCTTTGTAGTGGTATTCTACCCATAGCCGGATAGAATCCTCTCCAGTATCGGCGGCAATACCGCTCGGCCCAATGCTGCTCCTGATGATGATGCGCTTGTTGGTATCGGTAACAGGTATCGTGTAGGAATATTCGCCGTCAATCAGGCCCAGCGGCAACCACAGCGGCACACCCGTCGTCTTGCAGAACGGTAGTGCCGCTTCAAACTGCTCTTTGCTGAATCGCTCAACCATGATAACCTCCCTTTCTCTCTGTGGATATTGTACCATAGATAGCACAGTTTGTCAATACCCAAACAGGAGAAAGTAAAGGCAATTCTACAGTTGGTCGTCAGCGGGTCCCATCCCACGCGGTCTACCCACTCGGCCTTGGCGGCTCTGTAGAAACTTCATCCCCTCTGGGGAGATGATCCACATTCCCCGACCGGTTAACCTCAGCTTGCGAGCCAGCCCTTCGCGTTCCAGCGTCTTGCCCCACCGATAGACGGTGTAGAGCGGGACGCCCTTCCGGGCAGCCTGAGTGGCTGTTACCCACCCAAGCTGCCCAAGTTCTTCGATTGTCACGAGTTCTTCGATGTTGGTCATAAGACCCCCTACAGATTCAACCAGCGCTGCACCAACAACACCGGCTTGTCTAGCTTTTCTGCGATCTCCTCAACTGACAAACCTTCGCTCAACATGGCGCGGGCAACCCCCTGGTCAATCGCTGGGTCAATCTCTCGCACCGAAATCACAGGTGCGGTTTCCCGCCGCAATTCAACAAGTTCTTTCTCAGTTGACAACACCATGAGTCGCATTTGCTCATCGGTCACGAGTTCCGAAATCATATCCCGCTCGCCCTGGCTCATCACCTCGCCGGGTGCGGGATTCGCCAAGTCGCAGCCTTCGGTCAGGTATTCGTTGATGCGCTCCCAGGTCGCCACCGGGATGCGCTTGGGCAACATCTGGCGCATGGCCCATACATTATCACCCGCTGGCTCCAAGCGCCCCAAACGTTCTTTCAGGACCAGAGCCGCCGGTGCGCCGTCCGCATTCTTGGGCTCATTCACTAACCACAGGAACAGGCTGCTCAACTGGTACAGCAACCGCTTGCCACTGGGCACAACTTTGCCCACGATAGGCTGGCTCCCCTCCCAGGGTGTCTTGAGGTGTGAAACCAGAATCACCGTCTCCACCCCGCGTGCGTACAAAGCGCTCATAAACTCGCTGTACAAAGGATTGAAGCCGTCTGTCCACAGCCCCCCGTAGGCCAGCTTGCTCACGCCTGCCGCCGCCTTGTTCAACTCGACCCAGGCCGCCATGCCTGCTTCGAACTTTTCGAGCGTATCGTGGATATAAACTTTGTACTTGCCCGGCGTCAGGTTCTTGTCCAGGTCGGACAGAACCCAAGAGTAATACTCTGCCAGGGACCGCCGCTGCTCCGGTGTCACCCAGGGCAGCTTGCCCTTGCTGATGCGGTTCAGCAAATCGCTGTCGCCTGGCAGGTTTGTGAACCGGTCCAACAGGTTCACGTAGCGCCCGAAGCTCAGCCCCGCTGCCGCCATCTGGCGCGTGATGTTGTTGGCGCTATTCTCACTATCGTGATAGTAGACGCTGCCTACTTCGCTCGGGGGAGCGAAGGTAGCCGCGAGTGTGGTCTTGCCCACGCCCCGCGCCCCAGTAATCACAAACAGTTTGCCGTCTGCCATTGTATCCTCCCTCTCTCGTAGTGTACCATATTATAGCATTATTATCACAGTTTGTCAAAATGGCGGTGTGTCGCCTTTCGCATCCCCTTGTGGCGACAATCCATTCAACGGGTCTTTGCACCAGTCCTCAAGCCATGCCTCCCAACCTTCCGTCCTGTAGCCCTTGTTCCACAGCCCGGCGATGTGCATAGCCGCTGAATGGAGCGCCCCGGCAATCTCTACCACGCGCACATCCTTATGCCCTGTCAACTCCAAACAGCCTTGCACAGTTAGCGCCAATAGCCGCTCGTTAACCACTGCCAACCGCTCGTGCTCTCCCATACTGAGCCACTCACGAACAGCGCGTCTAGTCTCTGGTCCAATGCCTTCGACATACGTTTCTTGACCGGTGATAATCTCAAGCGCCTTTGCTAATCGGTTTGACGCAGCGCGTAGTAGGGTGGTAGACCGCTCCTCTCCCAGTCCCGGCAAGGCCATCAGCATTCCGGTCTTGGGATTGAGGACGATGCTCTGAATCGGGTCACGGTGAATGGTCTTTTCGGGGTTGGCTTCTAGGGATTCGAGCTTGCGGAGCCAGGCACCAATCCAGTTGATGAGAGAGCCATCATCAACTAGTTGGGTTAGGTAGCCGCCACGGAATTGCCACCAGTCCAAACTACCGGTGATAGCGGCATAGGACATGGTAGCCCGACCATCGATGAAGGCTTTGCCGTTGCGGTTCTCGATTGTGCCTACTGTGACCAGCCAGGGTCGGTCTGTCCATTCCAGCATTCGCACCAGGTCATGTTCCAAGCGTTTGTCTATGATGCTCGCTGCCAGGTCGCCACCGGTCTTGCGCTGAATCAGGACGCCGGCCTGACAGTGGCGGCGTAGCAGGTCATCACTGGTAGCCGGAATGGTCAACGGACTGACCAGGAGGTCAGCGCCTGTGCGCTTTTCCAGGTCCGGGCATGGACGGGCAGACTTTTGCAGAGCAGGCGGTAGACGGGTAGCAGCTCGTAGCTCACTCGGATCGGCGAAGAGCATTGTTTTTATCCTGGTTGATTTCGTGGTAGAGATCGTACATGGCCATCACAAAACTCACATAGGGCTGTCCAGCTTTGCTGTACAATCGGTTGAGGGTAGCTTCGACCTCCTCACGGGTCATGGCGAATAGTTCACCTACCAGAATCTCGGTCTTGTCTCGGTTATTCATTCTAAGCCTCCGTAAACTTGGCGAGCCACAGCAGAAACGCGGCTGAAGTCGCTTTGACGCCCGCCTCAAACGAGGACGGGTAGAATGTGTACACCCGCTGGCACATCGGACATAGGTATTGATTGTCGCCAATGGCCGGGCACCAGCGATGGTGACAGTGTGGACAGGTAGTGTGAGTCATGTGAGCCCAAGCACTTTCTCTGCTGCTCTGCGCTGCTCAACAGCACGTGTATGCAATTCCAGATATTTATTGCGCTCGGACTCGGTGAGCTGGGCATGTTGCAACACTCCAGCATAATAGCCCGATTCGTAAGCGTTGTTCCTGAGATCGAGGATATTCTCAAACTCAAATTGCTCTTTGGTATTCACAGTCAACATCTTCCTCTTGCCTTTCTACTCTACCGAGCCAACACCCCAGCCCGCCACGAGCTCGCCGGTTCCGTGTTCAACTCGTACCAGTAGAACTTACCACTCGTGGTTTCCTCACAACAATAGTGACATAACCCCCTACTGAGCGATTCTTCAATTAGCCCACACCGATAGCATCTATCGGGTTGGTCACTTTCCATCATGTACCGATGCCGCTGATGATTGCGCGGCAAATAGCCTTGGCGACGGAGCACAGCGAGCGCGTGCTTGACCTGGTGGATAGTTAGCCCCGTATGCTCTACCACGTCCGTTATCGCTGCGTGCTTGCTGTGGGTCACTAGGTACTCTTGGCAGTATTCAAGCACGGCCTCGCGAGCGGCGCTTGCCGCCTTTAGTGATTTCTGGCGGCGTATGTGGGGCACCTGGCGGCGCTGGGCGATGTATACATCCAGGCTGGCTACCTCAACAAGCTGCCACTCGTAGAGGGATTTGCGCTGCTTCTTGGTTCCCTGGAGGCAGCCCTCTGAGAGTAGGTTTTTGATTCGCTTGGTGCTTACGGAACATCGGGTAGCGGCCTCGGGTAGGGTGATGTAGGCGGTCATGATACCTCTACATTATCTTCTTGCTGCTCCGCCCATAAGAATAGGTCAGGTAGTTTATTCTGCGAAACCGCCGCCTCAAGATTGGAAACGGCTACCCGAAAATAGCTTTCTTTCAGTTCGCAACCGACAAACCGACGTCCAAACTTCAGCGATACATAGCCCTCGGACCCAATGCCCATGAACGGGCTAAGTACCAGCTCGCCGGGATTGCTGTACAACTTGACGCATCGTTCGATAGTCCCAAGCTGCAATGGGCAGATATGCTTTTCGTCGTCACCATCGCGGGCCTTGCTGTATTGGAGTGTGTCAGTCTCATGAATGCCGAGCCAGATACCATGCGCCCACTCGATCCATGTATCGTTGTTCATTTCGCCATTGGCCACCGGCATGACGGGTGTGGGATTGTCCCCAGGCTTCTTGAACAAAAGAACTTGGTCAACCAGCGCAGGGCGGCTATCGGCGCTGTCCTTGCGCATCTGGACAAACAGCAGCGCCTTGCTTTTCGTGCGGATGGCCTGGGCTTGTGGATTTTTCTGGACAAACGCCCTGCCGATGAATGTCCATCCTTCATTCTCGTAGGCCCGGATGACAGCGCCTGGAAAGTCCTTGACGCCAATGTACCCATCCTTTTGAGCCATTGCCGGGATGTCAGATGTGTGAACACAGGTCAACCTACCCGGCATGGTGACGCGGAGCACCTCTTGAATCAGGAATGCATAATGCTTGAAAAACTCATCCCAGTCTCGGCTATTGCCCAGGTCACGTTCTGAATCCGTGTAGGTATAAAGATCTGCGAATGGCGGAGAATAAACCGACAATGCAACACTGTTGTCGTCGATCTCTTTCATGCGCTCGCACGAATCGCCGAGCATGGCTGTCCAGCCCTCACCGATGATTGTATCTTCCTCATAGCCGTTGCCGTCAATGTCTCTCATTGCTATCTCTGCCTCCTCATAGTTTCGAATCTGATCGATTAGGCCGTCGCGCAATCGCCGAGCCTGGTTGTCCTTGCGAACAATCTCTTTATAGATTTGTTCCTCAACATCTGACATGATGATGTGGACGTTGACTGGGTGATCTTGTAGGTATCGCCATTCCCGGCGGATACACTGATAATACTGTTCCCAGGAGTAGTTCAGGCCGAAAAAGGCCATGTTGTGAGCTTGTTGCAGGTTAAGGCCAAAACCCAAAACGGTCGGTTTACTTACAAGGATTCGCTTCTCTTTATCTAGCCATGAATCAAGTCGCTGGATTTTCTCTTCTAATGACAATGAACCGTGGACCGAAACGCAATCATTGCCAAATGCTTCTTCAACTAATTTTTGTTCTTCATTCAATCCACACCAGACGACCCATTGTTCTCCAAGTAGAGCGCTGCTATTTTCAATAGCACTGGATTGTATTCCAATCACCACTCGATCCGTAGAGGATACTGAAACATCTAAGGATTTGTAGTTGATAAGTTCTTGAAGTCTTTCCAGTCGTGCCGGTGCCGAGGCCCGGCGAATATCGGCGGCGTTACCAATCCCCTTGATGTGCGTAAAGAAAAGTTGATCGTCCGTCTCGTAGCGCACCGGTACAAACGATGGGGTGATGATCAGTTCTGGCAGGATAAACCCATTATCATCATACCCAAGGTCAGATGGTTTGGTCAGGGCGATTGCCCACGATGCGAGCCACTGGAAGAATGGCCTTTCGGCATGATGTTTCAGCCGCCATTCCGTACCGCCGGCGTTGCTACCCTTCCGCTCGTATGCCTTGCCATTGATGTAGTAGGTGTGCTGCTTGTTGGCATTGATGAAAAACATCGCCAGCATTTCAGACCGCGTACAAATGCCCAGGAACTCGGCATGGTTGCCTAACTCGACATGGTCGTTGGGTGCCGGTGTAGCCGTGCAGCACAATCGATAGGGCACCACCTGGCAAAGGTCTGTCAACTTCTGGCGCGTCTTTCCACTAATGGCTTTCAAGATGCTCGATTCATCCAGGACCACTGCGCCGAACTGAGAGAAGTCAAAGCCATCGACCATCTCATAGTTGGTGATAAACAGGGATTGACCATCTATCATCTGCGCCGGTTCCCGAACATAGGTAACATCTAGTCTCAGTTTCTTGGCCTCTCGGACCGTCTGGCGGGCAACACTGAGCGGGGCGATGATTAGCGTTCGCTGTCCAATCAGCCGCGCCCATTCCAACTGCATCAGAGTCTTGCCGAGGCCCGTATCCGCAAAGATAGCGCATCGTCCTTTTTTGACGGCCCACCGCACCAAATCTCGCTGGAACGGGAACAGCATCGAATTGATGTCGTTATCACCAACCACCCGACCTACCGATGGCTGCCTTTTGAATTTCTCTTTCAGGAATGTTCCGTACTCATCTTTTTCCATGATGCCTTCTCTCTCTGCCAAAGACCCGCGTCACCTATTCTACCGAATCGCTTAGTATGGGGGAGGTGACGCGGGGCCTACGTGGCTCTACGCGGGTCTCCATATCCTCACTCGCCCGATGCCTCGCGGGCGGCTGCAATCCACATCTGAATGTCGCGGGTTGCGATTTCCACCCGTGCCTTGGCTATGGCTTCGTCGTATTGGGCCTCACGCGCCCATTTGCGCACCGCAGCCACAGCCTCGGAAGTGCTGAGCAGAACGATGGCCTCTGCTTGTCGGGCTTCGGCATTCTTGCCCACGAAGTCATGGTCAAGGTACGTCTTGGCCTCGATCAGGGTTAATTCTTCGCTTAGTTCTTCGGTTCGCGCCCTGGCCTTTGTGTGTTCAGACAGTGCAAGTTCAAGCTCCCTGCGCAGCCTGGCAATCTGCTGGCCTGTTAACATTCTGTTCTGTCTCATTGTCCCTCTCCTTTGTAGTAGTCCGATGGTGGCTGCCATGCGGGCTCCGGCGTTTGCCGGATGGTCGTCCAGTGCGGTTCGGGGGTTGCGTAGGTGTCCAGCGCCCGGTCGCCCGGTGTACCCCACTCGCAAGCCATCGTCATTGCCAACAGCAACAGTGCCAGGACTACAACTCCTAATCGCTTCATCATACAAGCCTCCCGTTCCCGCTCAGTGCGAATATCGCCACGCAAGCCACTATGCACACTACAATCACAGCTATCAGCAACAATGCCTCTTGACGACTTAGGTCATCACTTCTCATGCTTGCCTCCTCATATTAGAAGTGGGGCGGCACCGACTTGCACGGTGCATCAGGCTACCACTTTGCCACCCGAGGCCGGTTCTACCACGGCCACCCACCCCACGTCCTATGGCAGCGGGTACGGTGGTAGCAACAAAACCGGGGCCACGATCATGTTGACCGCGGTTTGGATTGCCACTCGCCCCACTACCACAATCCCTACTCCGACCAGGACGCTGACTAGCGCCCGCTCCACAATGGCCTTCAGGCCCTGGCTGCCGTTGCATGTTTTCTGGCAACTGCCATTGACGTTGTTCCAGAAAACATAGCACGTCCGTCCCCCGGACAAGTACTTCCCGAGGTGCCAATTTGCCACGTACTGATAGCGCCCGGTTGCAGGAATCTTCACCATAATCTCCGCGTTGTAGTGGCGCACCGGCTGCTGCACACAGGCCCCCAGCGGGTGGACATCCGGGCCCCGGAATTGCACCCGGAAGTTCTCGATGTTGAAATGCACCGGGGTCGGATTCTTTGGCGGCACGGTCGGAGCCGCCTGTGCGGCAGGCACGCTGGTCACGCACACCATCACCAGCACCAACAAGATTGCAACTACTTTCCATATTCTGCCCCTCATAATCACTACTCCTCCTCATCGTCCTCGCTTGCAAACAGCTCGCGCAAGACGCCCCGTCCCGACTCACCGTACAGGACAAAGGCCCGGACCTCAAAGCCCGCGTCGCGAACCTCTTGCAAAATCAACTCCGGTTCCGAATGGGGCTCAACCAGCTCAACCCCGTACCAGGCGGCGTCTTGGTTGCCCTCCCACAAACTCCACGCGGGCAAGGCATTGTGATTCTCTACTAGCGCTCGCTCCATGTCGGGGACCGCGCCCGGATTCTCGGTGTCGTTGATAACCGCTTTCCAGTTACCCAACTGCATCGAGAACCAATGCCGCTCCTCTTTTTCCTTCTTTTTCCACAAGTCCCATTTCATCGCTTGCTCCTTTCCGCGCAATAGGGGGCAAGCATCCGTCCGCTCTTTTCCCCTACTGCGCGATTAGGCCGACCGCCTCTACACGACCTCCCACCAGGTGCGAATCTCATCCACACTGGCTGAAAGCTCCTTTGCCAACGCGGCCAGCTTAGGACCGGTCGGCAACACACCGTCCAACGCGCTCTTCTTGTTGGCAAGCTCATCCTTCCACGCATCCTCAAAGCCAGTCCAGTCGGCAGGTACGGCCAGGCCCGCTGCCTTTTTGGAGGATGCTACGGCTACGATATCCTCACCACGCTCTTTTTCGACGGCGGCCTGTGCTGCCTCCTGGTTCGCATAGAGTGTAGTCAACGCCGGGATGGTCAGGCGCTTGCCCTCGGCTCCATAAGTGGCATCCACTCGCGGATCCGGCACCAAGACCAGGCGGCCCCAGGTAGACTTGATCCAGGGCTTGGACGCAATGGTGAGCATTTGGCTCAGCTTCTCGCTGGTCGTGTCGTAGGATGTCCCGGTGCCAATAGAGTTGTAGGCTGCTGTGTTCTCCTCGCCCAAAGCAGCCCACAGTGCGGCCCGTTGCTGCCAGAGCTTGGAGTCCTGGTACGGATGGTCCTTGCCGCCGATCATGGTGTACTGAAACTCATCATCAAATCGCTGGTTGTCGAGTAGGTCGTTCAGCGAAAACATGCTTTCAGGGATGTAGTTCATGCGCTGGGCCAGGGCATTGACCGCTGCTGGCAGGGCAATCATGTGGAACTCGTGGCGATATTTGGCGCTGGCTGGGGTAGTGATGCGGCAATCGCCGCCAATCGTTGCGCCCCAGGTGGCTTCGGGGTCACTCATCCCTTTGCCAAAGTTGATTACTTCCTCTGTGGGAATCTCGAATTGCCACACGCGGTTGGGGGCGTAGGCACCCAAGGAATTGGCAGCAGTCTTGGCCTCTTCGTGGTTCTCGCCCTGGAAGAAGTAGAACCAGGAGCCTTCCCGACCTCTACTCGTGAACCCCCTGTGGCCCTCTTCGGCTATCCACTCGGCCAGGTCGATTTTCTCCGGGCTCCAGAACTTCCAGAGCATGGCAGCCATGACCGGCCCGACAAACCCGGATTCAAAACCTTCGCCTGAAGGCAATTCCACGGAGGGCTCATCGAGCCCCAAGAACGTCCTCAAAAAACTGTCGTCCAACATCGTTGTCTCCTTTTCTTTTTTAGTCATCAGAACCCTCCACATTGCGCCATTTCGCGGCGCTCCTGCTCGTAGTCAAGCCAGTCATCGTATTGGGCCTCTACTTCGCCCCATTCAAAATCGTCGCCTCTCGTGGCGGCCCTGCTGGCTTCATGTCTGTGCCAGTCTAGGTCATCGGCGTAGCCCTCACATTCGGCGGCAAGGTCGATGCTCTCTTGCCGGTGAGCAGCCTCGGCCTCTTTCCACTGGCAGTCAACACACAGCGCTAAGCATTCCGGCATTGGTTCACCACAGTTTGGGCATGGGCACCAGATTGTGTCTGATTTACTGACCGTCTGCATCCGCTACCTCCTCTTTGTGGAGAATCGTTGTCGCCCAATGCGTCTCGATGTCCACAACCTTGATGCTTGTTTCGGGCTGGGCCTTCCAGCGGCCCACCAAGATGCGAGCTGCATAGTCAGGGCACACTGTCACCTTGACCGGCTCGCAGCCCACCATTTCTACAACCGCTACAAACTTGAACTGTCCTGCCATAGTCACCTGGTTTACCAAACCGTGCCAAACTGACACGGTTCGGAAGGTCGCCTTTCTACGACCAATGCAAGAGATTTGCTTCGCGTTTCATCCGGGGTCTCGCTGCACCTAACCGTCCACGCGCAGGGATCGCCTACCATCGACCCAAAGCATTTGATTGCGAGATTATTTGCAGCGTTCCGGTCTCGGTCATGGTGTGCCCCGCACTCACACGTCCATTCACGATCTGCGAGTGTCAGTTCACTATTGATGAGACCGCACGCGCCGCATAAGCGGCTTGAGGGGAAGAAGCGATCCACTTGCCTGACTTCACCACCAACCCAAGCTAGCTTGTAGGCAAGCTGTTTGTGTAGTTCGCTAAAGTTGGCATCCAAGACAGACTTAGCAAGATGATGATTCTGACTCATCCCTCTCACGTTCAAATCCTCTATTGCCACGCCGTCATAGTTGGCGGCAACATAAGCTGTAACGTGATGAGTAGTGTTGGCGCGGAGATCAGCGATCCGCTTGTGGATGCGTTGTACTCTTAACCTTGCCTTCTGCCATCGCTTACTGCCTTTTTGCTTACGGGCCATTTGGCGCTGCGCTTTGGCAAGCAGCCTTTCTAGGCGATAAGATGGCCTGGGATTGTCAAACATCTTCCCATCGGAGAGTACTGCCAAATGCTTGATACCCACGTCTACACCAACTGCAACCCGTTCTTGTTTTTCGATTGGGTCTGCAACTTCGGTTTCAACGGAAAAGCTGGCATACCAGCGCCCGGCAGTACAGCTAATACAAACAGTTCCTACTAACTTGCCCTCGAACCTAATAGCTTGATGCATCCTGATCCAACCAAGTTTCGGAATACGCACCCGGTTACCGTCCGTGGCAATAGTATCAGGTTCGAGGTGAAACGACAGTCTTGACCGTTTCTTGGACTTAAATCGTGGGAATCCAGGTTTTTTATCACCACCTTTCACGCGCCGAAAGAAATTAGCATAGGCTGCCTCAAGCTGTAACAAAGCCATACGAGGGACACTTTTGGGAACATCGTTTAGCCAAGCATATTCGTCCGTTTTCTTGAGCGTTACGACTTCTTTCATCAGAGCGTAGCTGCCCGGCGACTTTCCAGTTTCTTCAAACGCCTCTTTCTTTCTTCCCAATCCATAATTGTACGACCAACGGGCCGCGCCACACCAGGAGACAAAAAGCTGCTCGGTTTCAGGGTTTACATCAAGGAGAATCTTATGCGCTTTCTGTATCTTCGCCACGTAATTGCTCCTCAAGCTCTTTCTTTGCCTTACGCCCGCCCCTCCTGCCATATAAATGAGCACTGAAAGAGGTCACAACCGAAATCAGATCTTTGACTAGTTCTTCGTTCTCACCGCCAGGGGCTTTTTCTTCAATGGCCTCGATCCGCGCCCCATGCGATTCGCAGAATAATTCAAGATAGGCATAGCCAAAACGGGCCAGCCGATCTTTGTACTCCACAACCACTATATTGACCTTGCCCGCGATGATGGCCTTCATCAGCTTTCGCAACTGACGGCGGTTCTCATTCAAACCACTGGCAATTTCTTCGTAGACCTCAACAGTGTTGAAACCGGCAGTCTGGGCATACTTCTTGAGCCGTTGCGTCTGTCGTTCCAAATTGCCAGCATCGGCCTGCTTTCGGGTCGAGACACGGCTGTACAATCCTGCTTTGTTTCCCGATTGTTTGGCTTTTGCCTCAAGCCCGTAAAGCCGCAATAGTTCTGATTCAGGATAACGCCGCTGGCCGCCTGGAGTGCGGACAGGTTCAATCAGTCCATCTGCTTCATAACGAATGAGAGAACGACGGCTCAGACTAAACTTCTCTACGGCTTCAGCTTGTGTGTATAACTTCATCGACAGCCTTTGGGCAAAAGAGCCTTTCTAGCAAACTCTCTACCTGACACAACCATTTCTCAAAGTTGGCCTTGTCAGGCGCTTCCTCAAATGGCTCATCAAAGTAGATTTTCTCACCGTTCACGATTGCGTAGTCCTTGGTCATTTCCGTCACTTCCATCTTATCACTCCAAATTTAGCATAGAATTAGAATTTTGTCAAGTGTGTTGACACGGGTTGTCACTGATTGGCACAGTCTTCATTAGCAGTCGCCTACCTCCCTCTCTCTATTGTCGTACCATATTGTACCATAGAACTCACAGATTGTCAAATTGGATATGGGGCATGTTGCAAGGGTGCTCGATATGCGCGGGTTACTCTGTGCCGGCACACAACGAGCACACCGGCCCGAACGGCACTGGGCGGCCTGGCCCGGCGGTGAAGCCGACCCAGGTCGCGTCCATCGGCCACCCGCATTCCGGGCAGTCCGCGCCGGCCATCTCGCCGCCTACGAGCTGCACGTACCCGAGCACGAGGCCCGGATCGAAATCGCCGATGGCGGCCTCGATGGCCTCGGTGACTAGCGTCGTCATCGACTCGCCGCGCGCTTCTGCCGCGGCCGCGAGCCGGGCGTGCACGCCCGGCTCGATCCTCATCACAAAGCGCTTCTCGCTGTCGGTCATGCCAACACCTCCCCCGTTAGGCGTGCAAGCGCCCAGGCGGGCAACTCGCCCGCCTTTATTTCAGCCATCCTCGCCCAGTACTGATCTGGCGCGTCCAGCCGCCAGACCCGGGCCGCATCTCCTCGCCAGGTTACGTAGAACTCTACGTAACCTGACGCCCCCTCGGCTCCTGTGCGGCCGAGGGTGGAGATCAGCCACCCGTCGTGCGGCACCAGCTTGTTCACCGGTGCGGCCGGATCATGGCTCCAGTGGTTGCACGTCTCGGACGTGCAACCTACCGGGCCCTCCGTCTGGGCCAGGTGGAACAACTCCGGGTCGGGGTTTTCTAGACCCCAACCCTCGACGCCGTCCGCGCGCACTAGATTAAGTGCGTGATGCATCTCGTTGTACAACTCCTCGACCATATACTTTGCCATGAATTCCTCCAGATATCGGCCCCCACCCCGACCGATTTGTGATTGCCTGCCACGTGCAGGCTCCCCCGCGCGTTCTTTCCGGCGACGCCCGCGGACACCGGCTCTATTTGTGAATCGCCGATTCAGGCGATGCCCGGCGCCGTCGCCAACGCCGGGCGCTGGGTGCTAGTCCGCGATGTAGTAGGCGACGTTGAGACTGTTATATCCGCACCAGCGGAACTCACTGAGCTCGAACATCCGCGTGCGATATTCGTCGCTGCCATCATAGTCGTCGATCTCGTACCCGTCAGCCAGGTATCCGAGTCGGCCGACGACGATGCCGCCAATCTCCTCTGGCGTGAAGTCCTCTGCCCGGGCGAGCCTTGCCGGGCCGTCGGGCCCGACGCCGTTATCATCGAACTGATGCCCCCGCAGAAGCTGCCGAGCCCGCTCCACCTTGTTGCCAAACAGCACCACCAACTTGACCTCTTGCTTCTCCATCGTTGCCTCCTTTTGCTCTCTATTTGTGAACACAGTATAGCACGTATTCACGACATTGTCAAGTGTTTTATGGTTAACTCAATGTTAAAATTTCTGCACAAAAAAGCCGGGCGAAAGCCCGGCTCGATCCGCGCCCTCAGACAACTATCAGAGCGTCCCTAAAATCCTCACTGAGATACTTTTGAACCTGAACATAGTTGTTATCCACAATAGCCACCAGCCCGCGAGATTCGCCAGGAATGTCATAATCTTCTGCCCTCCCACGCCGGGTGCGACCGCACGATTGCTCCAGAGCATACGCGGTGCGCTGGAGGTAGTATTTCCTGTCATACTCCAGCCGCGCCTTCTCATACCTGTCTGCAAGGCTTGGGAAGGGCGTCTTGGCCACAATGCAGATTTTCTCATCCAGTAGGTCAACGCCGGTCTGCCAACTCCAAGTCAGAGCCAGTGCATTGGGCACCTTTCGCCTGTACACCATCCAGGCTACCATTTGCCCCTCTGTCCCCAATCCCTTCGGTGGTATCCATACTCTATCCTCTAGTCCCAATCTACTCAGCCTTCGCGCCAGTGCCTCCGTCTCGATAATTGATGTCTGGTGAATAACCCCGCTCCATTGCTGAGGTGCGTCTTTTATCAGATTTGCGATCATCTTCGCCTGTTGTTCCCATGCTGCCTGTCCATCTCTCAGTGCCGCCCTGCCCATCTTTGGTGCATCCTTCGGCACAATCACTGGTCTACTCTCTGGTGGCCAGGCTCCAGGTACAGCTCGATTCTCGTATTCCCCTATACCGAGCTCTTTGGTGAACGCTTCCGGGTCGCCAATCGTCGCGCTCATAAACACGGTCTGCCAGCCGTCCACAAAAAACCTCGGTGCATGATGTCGCGCCGTCAAGGGCCTGCATACAAAGCTGGGTGCCTCTCTCCCCCCTACTACGCGATTCGCGGGACCAGAGGAAATGTACCAGTCGTAACCATTCACCTGTAAGGCTTCAATAGTGGCCTTGATTTTTAGCCCAAGTGATTCGCAGCGCCGTAGTTTTTTCAGGTCCGACTTGGACGCATTAAGGGCCACATGAGCCTGCAACAAAATGCCTCTTGCTTTTTCCAGCCAGGCTAAAGCCTCACTTGTGGGATTGCTTTTGAATAGCACCGAGCCGCTGTGCGAGGTGATCTTGGGGAAATCGGGGAGATGCCATTCTTGCCTCTGTTTCTCAAAAATAGTGGACCCTGTAAAATCTAACACTGAATCGCTCAGTAGATGGGCCTCATCACAGACCACGAAATCGGTGGGGTCGGCTCGTGGCCACTTGGCAGTCATCCAGTAGGAATAGTTTAGGGAACGCAAGCCACTGCCGATGACCTTGGTTTTCTGTCGGAGGTACTGGCATTCCCCAGATCTGGGGCATTCGTGCATCCCGACATCGGCATACTCACACTCAGCGCCGGTCAAAGATGAATCCAATACACAAGGATAGTTGCCCCGGCCAAATAGTGCATCGAACCCGTAACCATTGGCGTAGTTTTCTCGCTGTAAAACCTTTGTTTTGCATAAAGTTGTCACAGTGTACTGACTGCCTACAGCTCGTGCAAGCGCCGTTTTCCCTGCGCCCGTGCTTGCTTGTATCACTGTTGCCTTACTATTCCCCCTACTGAGCAACCATTGAACTGTTTCATATTGCTCTGGCCTCCATGTATCATGATCTACTCCATAATCTCTTGGGGTTTTCATACGGTGTTATACACTCCTACCTTCTCCCGTGAAGGTGTCCGTTTTACCAACTAGAACCATACCCGGTGATTGTTGTACCCTATCATCGGTTCCGTTTGCTCTGTTTTTTGCCGGTGAACTAGAGAACTGGCCCTATGGAAGCCCTACAAAGGCGTTAAAAAACTCCAATTCGGCCTTCTGGTTGCTGTCCTCTACCTCTTCTACTGTCTCAATAGGTTCTTTATCATTCCAGGATAGAGAAGCTATTTTGACATTTCGCTTCTGAGGGGGCATATTGTACCAGCAGCCAGAACCGCCGAGGGCCTCGACAACCTCCCGAAATGCATCCTCTCGAGCATTGATTGCAGCCTGTAGCTCCTCGGCTGTCCTCGGACATAGATCCGAGGTAACACTGATGGCTATCTGCTGCGCTTCATTTGTCTCATATCGGTCAAGTGAGGATCCAATCGGCTGAACAAGAATCTCGATGGTGTCGCCGCCCTCCGAGTTTTCATCCTCGTCGTCATCCTTCTCTTCTTCGCCCAGCTTGCCCGATATGCGCTTGTTTTCAGGAATGCTCAGTAGGAGGGAATCAACCCAGTCCTCACGGTCTTCTGGTAGCTCGCTCAGGTCCAGGTGGTCATCGTCCCCATCCAAAATGACGACGTTCTCCTCGTTGGGTTGAGGAAAACGCCGCCATTTGATCCCGGCTCGGGAAAACCGCTTTGTCGCTGCCTGCCAGTCCTCATCCTTTACCGTGGTCTGGCGCAGGGTACCCCCTGCTGCGCTTGCCCGGTCAAAGCGCTCGATTTCACGCTTGACCAGCTTGGGCCGGCAGATGGGGCAGTCCCGATGCCAGCACAGCATCTGGAATGACACAAACTGGCCAGTTTCAGGTCGCAGAACTGCAGCCCAGCCGCCACACGGGCGGTCTTCGGTTTTCGATGGGAGGGCGACGGAGGGTCCGTCTAGATCCAGGAATGTTCGAAGAAAGTCGTCACCATGCATAATCATTTCCTTTCATGATGCTATATTTGCTCCTATTTGAATAAAAAACTCCCATGTTCTCTTGGACGGTGATTGCCTAAGCAAGCGGCAAGCGGCGCTGCCAGTGGTCCTAATTGTGGTAGGTGGACCAAAGGCGTGACGATCACCGCCCAAGAGAAAATAGGAGTTATTCCTACTATCTATTTTAGCTTGCCGCTTTTGTCAATGTACTGGGAGGCTACCACTCCTCTGCTCAGAACTATATCACATTAACCGAAAATTGTCAACTCGCAAACCGTACCATTTTACCCCAAACCGCATATTTTTAACCTTGCGTTCAGCCTGCATATAGTATTCGGACAGCCCACCAACTACAACCCCTAGTATGCCTCACTATTGACATTCCACTCATTATATGATACAATCAAAACGGCAGAATCTATCGGAGGTGCAATATGGAAGTCGGTATTTTGCAGACAGCGGCCCTTATCCTCATGCTCTCGGCTCTGGTTGAGGGACTCATCGAATACTTCATCGGCCTACTCCTTGAACCGCTGAACCAAGGCGACGGCAACCGCGAGGTCTTTGCCCAAAAGCTGGACGTCTACCAACTCCTGATGCGCTACAGCGCCGCTGCCGCCGCCATCGGGCTGTGCTTTTCCTATGGCGTGGACCTTATGGCCCAGGTCGGCCTACACGGTCCTGCCTTCGTCGGCTATATCGCAACCGGCCTCCTTATCGGTCGTGGCTCCAACTACGTCCACGACTTTATCTCGCGATGGCTCACGCCTCCATCGCCGTAACTCGCCAACTACTCGCTCGGCAGGGGCCTGCCTCCCCCCTACTGAGCGCTATTGCACACTCCTTTCTCTCTGTGGTCGGGAGGGGGCTTCGGGGGATGCCCCCTCCCCTCTGCCAGCATCATCCTAAGCAGGCATAACAGGAAAGCATTATATGACCCACCAGTCCGAGCGACGAACCAAAAAAGCCCAGCGCATTCAAAGGCGCGCAGATGTTTGGGATCTCCGCTGTAAAGGCTGGACTCAAGCTCGTATTGCGGCTGAACTGGGGGTCAATCAATCCACTATCTGCCGGGATCTGGAAATCGCCTCTAAGCACGCTCTTGCAAACCTGGATGCTATTGTCGAAGAGGTCAAGCGTGAACAAGTTTTTCAGCTTGAGCGCATTGTTGACGAATCCCTGCAAGGCTGGGAAGAGAGCAAGAAAAAGTCCCGCTCGGTGAGCAAGACTGTCCGCACCAAGCTCAGTGGCATTGATACACAAGAGGAGACGACGACAACTAAAGTCGCGGACCGCGGCGGGGACGTGCGCTATCTCACCACTGCCATGAATGCCTTGGCAGACATCCGCAAAATCCTAGGCGCGGATGCTCCTATTGAGGTGGACATTGACATCGAGGACATAGATGGAGCCATCGCCAGAGAACTGGAAAGATTGGCCAGTCAACAAGAAGATTCTGCTTCTCAATCGACTGAGAGAACAGAATGAGTCCGCGAGCACAAAGTTCGTCGCGTTCCAGAAGCGATACAAACACGACCCAGAAGGCTTTGTTAGTGACTGTATCACTTTCCATAGGAGCCAGGGACCGACTGACTATCAGCGGGATATCTTGCGCCGGCTTATGGCTCATCATCGAGTTGCAGTTCGTGGCCCCCACGGGTTGGGAAAAAGCTGCCTCGCTTCCTGGGTTGTCCTGTGGGCAGTCCTTACGGAAGATGATTGCAAGGTTCCCACTACGGCTTCGGCGTGGCGTCAACTTACCAAATTCCTCTGGCCAGAGGTCCACAAGTGGGCGGCCCGCCTACGCTGGGACATCATCGGACGGCCACCGTTCAATTATCGCGAGCTGCTTTCCATGTCCATCAAGCGCGGCGACACCTGTGACTCCCAAACAGTGCATCGAACCCATAGGCCCTTTCATAGTTCTCTTGCTGCAACATCTTTGTCTTGCACAGCGCGGTCACACTCCGCTGGCTCCCTACAGCCCTGGCGAGCGTCGTCTTGCCTGAACCTGTGGGCGCTTCTATCACCCTGGCCTTTTTCTTGTCTCCATCTAGGAGCCACTGAACTGTTTCATATTGCTGTGGTCGCCAGTCCTCGTGGGGGACTCCATAATCCTCCGGTCGTCTGTTCTCCATTGCTCCCTCTCCTTATGTTGACATAAAGTTATTCCGCTACTTATTTATTTCTGGATTAACCTATACTGATCTTAGTGTACCCTTGGCACGTGATGTCAGTAAATCAGCCCCTTACAGATTATATATAGCGCCCCCTTCAGTATAAGCTAATCCCGAAATAAGTAAATAGCAGAATAACTTTATGTCAAGGTTAGTCACGCCTGTTTCTGGACGTTGTCTTGGAAACAAATGATTAACGAGGTGGTCTACATCAAAAAGGGTCCTGCTCGTTCTGATTTTTCGTCCCTTGTTGTGGTAGCTGCCACCAGCCCCGTCTACCTCCGCTTACTCCTATGGTGCTGGCTACCTTACGAAAGATGTTCAATGCCTCTGCATGTTCTCCGTCTTCCTTGCTAGGAATCACTCCTTGCTCAATCGCATCCTGAATCACCTGTTCGTGGGGAACACTTTTCCCATCTTGCAAGTAGCTCAGTATCCAGAGCCTATACGCCTGGCTGGGAGCCATTGTCCTCCCCGGCACCGCTGCTGCACGACAGGCGTCCAATACCCTCCTGGTGCTCTCCTCCTCAATACCCAACTGTTCGGCTAGGTCTAAAATGCCAAGCGGCCCCAGGGTCTGGTACGCTTGTACCCGCTCCTGTTGCCGCTTGGATTCTAGCATGATGGCATGAAATAGCCTGCCCTCCTCCACTGCCATTCTCAGTGTGACGGACCCAAACTTTGGGTCCTTGGCCATTGCGCCCACTCCCGCCTCAAAGACCGCTCTCAGCGCATCGCTGCGGCTTAGATTTTGCTCGTTTTGAATCGCCGTGATCAGCTCCTCGAGCGCCTCAATCTTTGCAGGAGAATCTTTGTAAAATACTGAGTATGTTCGGAACCATTCCCTTTCTTCTGCTGCTGGCATCAAGCACGAGCTCCCTTCCACTCCTGTAGTGCAAATGCAGCCCAACTGCCACACGGGCGGTCTTCGGTTTTCGACGGGAGGGTAACGGAGGGTCCGTCCAGGTCAAGAAATGTTTGAAGAAAGTCGTTAGGCTCCATACTGATTTCCAGGCTCGTAAGAGCAGTAGGGGGGGACAGGCTGCCCCATACTGAGCGATTTTCGGATCGAGTACAGGTTCAAGCTCTCCCCACACCCATGGAGTAAACTCTTGCAAATTGCGCAAAACAGCGGGCCGCCGTCGAGCAAACGGCGGTTTATTTTTTGAAGTTCATTGCACACCTTCCTTCCCGGCTTCCGCCGTGTTTTTGTCCAGGGCCGTTGGCCGGCCCAAAATAACATTTAGTGCAGTGTCTCGGATTATCTCGTGCAGCAGTTGTCGGGCGCTGATTCCCCGGCGTTTCGCCATGACATCGAGCGCGGCCAAGTCGATCGGTTCCAGTTTGATTTGTTCCATAATACTCCCCTCCAAAAATAAAAGCATGAATCCGAGCTCCCTCAGGTGTAAAGAGTTTATGTGGAGCAATGTCCATAAGCCAAGCCTGTGGATCTTATTGACAATGTCCACTTCCTGCTTTACGGTGAGGTATTATCGCACCCCAACTCCACAGGCAATCCCCCGTGACTCACAGGTTTATTCACTGCACTTGAACAAAAAACTCCTATGTTCTCTTGGACGGTGATTGCCTGAGCAAGCGGCAAGCGCGCTGCCAATAGCCCCAATGGTGACAGATGGACTAAAGGCTGGACGATCACCGCCCAAGAGAAAATAGGAGTTGCTCCTACTCTTTTAGCTTGCCGCTCTTGTCAATGTGCTAGGGCTGTCACCCCCGATAGCAAAATTATACAACATTAACCGAAAACTGTCAACCCGCAAACCGTACCAATTCGCCCAAAACCGCATATTTTTAGCCTTGCGTTCAGCCTGCATATAGTACCTGGACATCCTACCAACCACAACGCCTAGTGTGCCACACTATTGACATTCCACTCATTTTATGATACAATCGAAACGACAGAATAGGAGGTGACTATGGAAATCGGCATCCTGCAAACAGCGGCCCTTATCCTCATGCTCGCAGCCCTCGTTGAGGGCCTGGTCGAATATTTCATCGGCCTGCTCCTGGAGCCGCTCAATCAGGGCGATGGCAATCGGGAAGTCTTTGCCCAGAAACTGGACGTCTACCAACTCCTGATGCGCTACAGCGCCGCTGCCATTTCTGTTGCCCTGTGTTTCGCCTACAGTGTGGATCTCATGGCCCAGGTCGGCCTGCATGGTCCCGCTTTCGTCGGCTACATCGCAACAGGCCTCCTTATCGGACGCGGCAGCAACTATGTCCACGACTTTATCTCGCGCTGGCTCACACCGCCAGCACCCTAACCTGCCACTCACTGCTCGGCGGGGGCCTGCCTCCCCCCTACTGAGCGCTATTGTCATCCTCCTTTCTCTCTGTGGACGGGGAGGGCGCATCGGGGGACGCGCCCTCCCTCTCCCACGCTAGACATAATCGTGTTCCTGGGGGCATACATAGACAGGTAACGAATGGCTAAGGCAGTAACGAACCCCGTCCTTCTCAAGACCGCCGAGCGGCGGGCTTTTGTGCTTCAGCTGCGCAAGGCCGGTGCCACCTATCGTAGCATTGCTTCTGCTTGCCTTTCCCGATTTGGCGCTGACCAACTCCCCGCAGGATGGGACGAACGCTATGCTTACAAGGATGTGCGGCGTGAACTGGACACCCTGCGCGAGCAGATGTCCATCGATGTGGAGGAAATCCGTACCCTGGAACTGGAGCGACTTGATTCTCTCCTTCTCTCTGTTTGGTCTTTGGCTGTCCCGAATCGCGGTGAGCTGATTGATTCTACCACTCGCCTGCAAGCTGTAGACCGTGCCCTTCGTATCATCGCCCAGCGCGCCCGCTTGGTGCCTGACCTGGACCAGCCTCTCTCCCTGGATGCCGTGACCGTCCGCGTCGTCGGCGGGATAGACCTCGATGAACTATAATGCGTTACACGCTCCGCTCCGGCAACCCATCCGAGGCCGAAATCACCTTCTATGGCAATGTCCGGCAGGCCATCAACTGCAAGGACCCGGAGCTGATTTTGTCAGGCCCGCGCGACACCGGCAAAACGCTTGGCCTGCTCTACAAGCTCCACTGTCTAGCCTGGAAATACCCCAGAGCCTCCATTGTCATTGCTCGCAAGCGGGCTACCGACCTTACCTCTACCGTTGTCCAAACCTACCGCTACAAAGTTCTGCGTCCAGACGAGCCTATCCGCATCTATGGCGGCGAATCGCCCTCCTGGTTCGACTACCCCAATGGCTCCCGAATCTGGCTGGCGGGCCTGGACAAACCGGGCAAAGTTCTCTCTGCCGAGCACGACATCATCTACGTCAATCAGGCCGAAGAAATTTCCCTTATCGACTGGCTGGCGCTCCTGGGCTCCGCAACTGGCCGGGCGGGCCATATTCCCTATGCTCAGGTCATCGGGGATTGCAATCCATCCTCCCCGACCCACTGGATACGGACTCGCGCCAAGTCGCCTTCCAATCCCGACGGCGCGCTGACCCTCATCGAATCGAGCCATCGGGACAACCCCGACCTCTACGACCAGAAAACTGGGCTGATGACCGAAAAGGGCGAGCAGCGCCTGGGACGCCTCCGCTCCCTCACCGGCCACTTGCTCCAACGTTGGTACTACGGGATGTGGGTAGCGCCCGAAGGGGCCATCTACTCCGTGTTCGACGAAGCGCGCCACAAAGTCCGCGCCTTCCCCATCCCGCCCCTCTGGCCCCGCTTTGTGGGCATCGACCCCATCGGGGCCTACGTGGCCGCTGTGTGGGTGGCCTTAGACCCGACCAATGGCGTGCTCAACGTCTACCGCGAATACTACGAACCCTTTGGCATCCCGACCAACCAACATGCGGCCAACATCCTCCGGCACAGCGGCTACCAGCCCAACGGCAGGCCCCTGACTGCCCTGGCCGCCGAACCCATTCACTACTGGGTAGTCGGCCAACCCGCCGAGCGCCAGGCCCGCGCCGACTGGACGGCTTCTGGCATCCCGGCCTCCTGCCCCGCCTTCTCGGACCTGTGGATGGGCATCGACCGCGTAAACGCCTTGCTGTCCGAGAACTCGCTGGTTATCCACGACTCCTGCCCCATGCTCCTGAACGAGATTGGCGACTATCGCCGCACCCTGAAGGATGGAGTTCCTACCGAGAGCATCGAGAACAAGGAAGTGTATCACTGCCTCACGGGGGATACAATGGTCACCACTGACCGCGGCAATATCCCTATCCGCGACATTGCCCCCGACAGCAAGGTTTTGACCCGCGCGGGCTACAGGCGGGTACTCGGTTCGGCTTGTACCAACCCCGCTGCCAATGTTTACAAGGTGACCTTTTCAGACGGAACCGCTCTAACCGGCACCGCCGAGCACCTCATCTGGACAAAGGGACGGGGGTATGTCGCCTTGCATTCTCTCCGATATTCTGATACAATGCTAACATCAGATGAAGTGAGGGGCAGATGCAAAGCGAGAAAATCACGTATGATGGCTACAAGTGGTATCGATACTACCCAACCTCAGAAAGGCGCTCGGACCGATTGTACTTCAAGGGCCTTGTCGATGGGGAGCTCACCTACCTCCATCGTTACGTATGGGAAAAGTACAATGGGCCAGTTCCAGTGGGTCACTTTGTACACCACATCGACGGCGACCCCCTCAACAACGCCCCAGACAATCTTCAGGCCGTCACCGTTGAGCAGCATATCCGAGAACACTGGTCAGAAGAACGGAGCGAGGCGGCCCGCCAGCACGCCAGCGAAATCCGCGTCCTGGCCTCTGAGTGGCATCGTTCCCCCGAAGGTCGGGAATGGCATCGCCTGCATGGCAAACGTGCTTGGGCGAATCGCAAGCCGATTGCGCTTATCTGCGAGCAGTGCGGCAACGGCTTTGAAACCACAAAGTACACCAACGCCCGCTTTTGCTCCAACCGATGCAAGGCGGCTTGGCGACGCGCTGCTGGCATCGACGACGAGTTCAGAACGTGCCCCTACTGCGGCGAGCGCTTCTCGGTCAATCGTTACAGCAAGCAACGCTTTTGCTCCCGTCTCTGTGCTCAGCGTCACCGCTTTGCCCCAGAGAGAGCCTGTCTACAACCTTGAGGTTGAAGACACGCATGAGTTCTTTGCCAACGGTGTCCTGGTCCACAATTGTCTCGATGCCCTACGCTACGCCATCGTTGGCCCCGAGGGGCTAGGGACCAAGCAACGACTGGTAGACCTACGTCAGCCCATCGGCCCCCAATGGTGACACCATGAACTCCATACCTGCCACCCTTCGCGTCGGTCTCCCCGCTGATGATGTGCTAAAGACTCCCGGCTACTCCAGACTGGATGCCCTCTCTCGACCCACCCTAACCGGCCAGGATGACCACGGGCTTCTTGCTACCTGGCACTATGCCGAATGCGACATCGATTTTCACTACCGAGACGGTTGCTATCGCATCGCCGCGATTCACCCAAAGGGGGCTACCGGATGACGGCTACGACCAAAGCGCCATACCCTGAAAACCTGAAACTGGACTACACCCTCCCCGGTGGTCTTCAGGGCGATTTTGAGCGGGGTGTCACTTTCACATACCGTAGTTCTGCCCGCGCCCTATCGGCCCGACTCACCTACGTTGACGGGCGACTGGTCAGCATTGACTACACGAAGGAGGCCCTCAATGCCACCACTTCTTGACCGCCTGCGCCGCTCCCTGGCAGGCTCCCAGCTCACCACTCTGGAGTCCCAAGTCACCGATCTGCAAGGCATCGCCGCCCGCCTGGCCGAAGCCTACACCGCGGGGAGTTACGAGCTCCCCCCTACTGAGCTTGTTCGCCAGCTCCGCGAGTACGATTCTTCCCTCATCTCGGACCTAGTGGACCAGATGGGCTGGGAGGCCGTCTCGGGCTACGGTGGCTACTCCGAAGGCGAGCGCCAGCGGGCCGTCGCTGACTCAACCCGTATGGCCAAATACTCCACTCTGGCCAAGTGGACCATTAACCTGTGGACCTTCTATGGCCTGTCGTCCAATGTAGACATCGTGCCCGATGACGACTCCCGCGATGTCGAGGATGAGCACTCTGCACAATCCGTCTGGACCGAGTTCTGGGACGCCGACCGCAACCAGGCCATCATCGCCAAGGACCGGCTGGACGAACTCTCCCGCTGGCTCCTCATCAAGGGTGAGCGGTTCTTTGCATTCTACTCGTCCCAGCTAGACGGTGAGACAACTATCCGCTCCATCCGGCCTGAAGAGATCACCGAGGTCTATACCAACCCGGACGACGGCGCTGATGTGTGGTTTTACAAGCGCCAGTGGACCGAGACCGGCGGCAAGATGCGAACTTTGGTCTATCCTGACTGGGCTTTGTTCTTCTCTGGCGTGGATTCTGAATCTAGTAAGGTTGCTGAGTACTGGAGGGTCACTCAGGATTCCTATTCATCCGCAAAGGGATTGGAACTGGCCAGCAAGGCCAAGACCGACGTGTGCATCCTGTTCGTACCGTTCACTCAACTGGACGAGGATTCCGTCCGTGGCTGGCCTCTCCTGGCCCCGCACGGAACCGCTTGGCTTCGCGCCCAACGTGACTTCATGCAGGACCGCGCGGCTGTGACCCGCTCAGTGGCCGCCTTCGTCCGGCGCTACAAAGTCTCTGGCGGCACTCGTGCGGTGGATTCTATCCGCTCTACCCTCCAGTCAGCACTTCAATCGGGAAGCACCAGGGAATCTAACTATCCGCCTGTTGCCGGTAGTAGTGAGATCATGAATCGGGCCATCGATGCGCAAGACCTGCCCTTGCAGACCGGTGCTATCGACGCCAAGGCAGACTCGGAGATGTTTGCTTGGTTTGCCTTGCTGGCCGGCGGGATATACCCGCACTATGCGGGCCAGGGCGACGCATATCGGTTGGCTACCGCCTCCGCGATGGAAAAACCGATGCAACTCCAATTCTCTCTCTACCGCAACCAGCTTGGAGCTATATTCCGCAAAATCGTGCGCATCGTGCTCCAGTTCCACGAGCGATACAACAAGCAGGTTCAATACAATACCTATACCGCCTCCATCTCCCTGGATCGCTTGGTCGAAGTAGACCTGCCTGTCATCTCTTCCGCTTTGACCCAAATCAACGACTCCATCGTCCAGCCGCTCATCGAGTCCAACTCCCTCACCCAGGAGGCCCGCAATACCATCCTGGCCTCCATGTTGCGCTTGGTGTTTCAATCGCTTGGTATGGAGGACGCCTCGGAGATTGTTAATGAAACCATCTTCACTGAGCCGAAGGAGCAGGTCATGCCTGAACCCAAGGAGCCAGAAGCTACTCCCCCCGAGGAACCAGAGGAAGCAACCCAGGAGGAGGCGGCTGCCCCCCCTACTGAGCAATTTACCATCACCGACGAGGACATTGAGAACTGGCTGGCCTGGGTAGAGAAGTTAGACCCTGACCTTATGGCGTTGGTCTTGGCCGATGAGGAAGAGATGCGCGAGAGCGATAGGAACCTTGTGAACATTCCCCCCATTGAGGAAGTGGACTAACCCACATGGCAAGCCTTGACCTACTCCGCAATATCCGTAACCGCCTCGGCAATGCCGCCACCTGGCTTGGCGACCGGTTCAAATCGGTATCCGGCAAACTATTGGGACGCAAGGAAACCGCTACTGCCATCGGGCGCACGGTGGACTTGGCGACGGCTGCCCACCTGGCTCCGCTGGCCGAGCAGGTAGCCTCCGGTTCCATCACAGTGGATGCCTGGCTCACGGCCATGCGAGCCGAGGTCAAGAACCTCTACCTTACCCAGTACGTTGTGGCCCGTGGCGGGTTGGGTCAGATGACCTTTGCCGACTGGGGCCGCTTGGGCGCTATGCTCAAAGACCAGTACGGGTATCTGGACGGGTTCGCGGAGTATATCAAGGCCAACAATCCCAGCGCTGCCTACATTGCGATGCGCTCCCAGCTTTATGCTGATGCTTCTCACGAGGCGTTTGAGCGTGCTAAAACGCTGATAGCCTTGGAGAAAGGCGCTGATGAAATCTCTTGGCACGTTGACCCTGCTGCGGAGCACTGTTCCGATTGCGTAGACTGGGAAGCGATGGGATGGCAGTCTATCGGTCCTCGTGGTGGGTTCCCTTCTCCGAAAGGCGAAGCCTGGCCTGGTTCTGGTTTGAGTAAGTGCTTGGTTCGGTGTCGCTGTTCCACAACCTACCGCAACTCCAAGACGGGTGAGAAATGGTCTGAAGGGGGCTACGCCCCCCTTCACCCCCCAGTATTCGAAG